AAAATTATTATCTTTGAGGAAGTCGTAGTGAATTTTCTGTTTGAGTTCATTCCACTCGTCGACTGAACATATGCCTTTAAGTGCTAATTGACGTTCCATTAATTCATCAAATATTAATGTAAACTTAGAACGTAGACGCTCAATAAATTTCATAAACTTTAATTCATCGCGAGTAATTTCTGTTGATCTACCTAAAGTAAATCCAGTTTGCGATTCTAAACGTGAAACAGGAACGTTTAATGACTTGTATAGTTTTTGTTCGAAGTATTTTACGTCAGCAAGTTCACCAAGATTTTCGCCAGCTGGAAGCGTTGTAATTTCTGTTGACTTACCTTCACCGCGACGTGGAATCCAAAAATCTTCCATCATCGACATAAATTTACGGTCGTCTTTGATCTCACCTGTTGATGAATCGTACACAACTTTGTTTCTAAACTTCGTCATAATATCACGAAGATATTGTTCTGATTTAATCTTCGGCATATTACCAACATCGATGTAGAACACGCGACGTTCTGGTGCGCGAGAAATACGATAAATTACAATTGCGTCTTCAACCATACGCAATTGATTTAGTGGTTTAATTGCTTTGTGTAGATAACCCAATACCATCTGACGTTTTGGGTCCATCAAGCCTGAATTCACATTTACAACTGCATCGGCAGCAATTTTTACTCCAGCATCAGTTGGAGAAGAGATAAATGTTTGACCTATGTTAGAGGCTTTATCATTATAAACATAAAATTCTCTGGCGCCTGTAACAACTTCAATGCCTGTTCTTGGATCTTTCTTTTTGTCTAAGACTCGGATTTTTTTTACTTTTCTAGGATCTAGATAAACTAAATCTCTTATTCCAAGTTTAGGTTGTTTTTCGTCAATTAGAACCTGGTAATATAATCTACCATCAATGTACCATTGACGAAATAAATCACCACCGTTATTAGAGAAATCTAGTAAGCGCAAAACTTCATCAAATTCTGCGCGAATCATATCTTTAATGTTATCAGGTTGATCTAGATCGTCTAGGATAATTGTAACAGACTTACCCTTCTCGTCATGAATTACTGATTCATTTACGATATCGTCAATAGCAGACTCAAGTTCTGGCTGCATTGACATCTCTCGGTATCTTGTAATAAGATCGTTTTCGGTTTTAAAACTAGACTCAAGGTCTAGATAAGTTCCAAAATAACCACCAGATGTGACTGTAACTGCACCGTCATCAGTAGTTGGTGCAGTTACAGCTGGTTGTAATTGTTCTGTGGGTTTTTCACGAACAATTTGAAACCCGAATAGGTTAATCCCTGCCATAAGTTAACTCCATGATAAAATATCGACCGAGGCGATTAAATAACACTTTCGGCAGCTGCTTCCCACCATTGATATGCAAAAGTCACTGAGTATTCTTCGATTGCGTCATTATTGCCCCAATCTAAATCGATTGGCGCGAGGTCATTTGGGAATAAGCCAACAAACTTGTAAGATTTAATAATCTTACCTGTTTTGCCGTAGTGCTTGACAAAGGCATCAGTTCCATAAGATGTTGGTGTAGCAGCAGAAGCTGAGCGAGTATTGAAGCGATGAGAATTAATCCCATTCATCCAACGCTCGAAGGCATTACGAACAATAAAATCCTCATCATTTAGGATCGTTACTGTCCAATCTGTAAATGTACGATTACCAGCAAATTTTACTTCGCGACCGAAGTATTGTACTGGCACCACACCTACTGTTGATCCTGGGATCTGCGCAGTTTTACAGACAAAACGTAACTTTCTTGCTGCGTTTCCTGGCAGAGCAAAAAACGGAAAGTTCATTTCGACTTCAAAAAGATTGGCGCGAGCACCATCAAACTGCATTTGAGAACGAAATTCAGATACATTAAAAGCCATTGTATTCTCCTGACTTTATCCTATTCTATTTATTAGAAGCGTCCAACGATCTCGTCGAATGCTACGCCACTGCGTACAGCGACAAAGTTCAACTGGATAAAGTTTACGCTTCTTGCTGGTTTGATATAGATATCGCCTATAAATTCGTTGCGATCGACTACCGCAGCTGTATTGTTTGTTTCGTCACAAACAACGCGGTAGTCATAAATGCCACGACGACCTTGAACATCTCTCAAGAATGGTTCAACTAGCGCGACGAATTGTGCTCTTGTAAACTCATCATTAAACTCAAAGAGGCTTGATCTTGCGGCTGCAGAGATTGCTTTTTCAAGAGTAATAAAGAGGCGACGAACGTTGATACGATCAAATGCGCTTGGGCGATTTTGTAGCGTTTTATCTCCAAAGAGAACTGTACCTTCTCCTGGGAATGAAACGACTGGGTTTACACCTGCTTTGTATAGCGTATCGCGCTCTGATTGCGTTGGATTCAATCCTAGTTTGACTAGATTACGAATCTGACCACGATTTAGACCAGCTGGTGAGAACCATGGATCGCGTTGTAGGTCTGTACGAACACAAAGACCAGCAATATCAGCATTGAGTGGGATCCAACGATATATGTCGTTGTACTTGTCGTACTGATACTTCCAACCAGAGTCCATTACACCATAGGATGTATCCGATAGCGCATTACGGTAGTTGACAACTGCTGTTGCAGAGGCTTGTGCTCCAACTACGTTTGCTTGGGCTGGTGATACAAATGCTACACAGTCTTTACGATCCGCAGCAACTGAGAGATATTTGTTTGCAACAGTTTCAGTATTAATCGCAGAGTTTGAAGATACTCCGCAATCTCCAGCAAACAACAATGATATATCTATTTTTTCTTTATTGGAAAGTAGATCGATAGCATTAACAATATTTGCCTGGGTTACAGAACCATCTGCTCCATTAACGAGCGAATAGTTTGCGACTGGTGGTTGGTGGAACTTATCGCCAGAGGCATTAACAGTTGCAGCTGCTTGACCCCATACATTTGTTGTATTTGAACCAGCGCCATGACCTAACCAATGAATCCATTGCGAATTTCTGTATAGAACTTCTTTATAGTAGATAGAAGAACCATCGTCGCCACGAGCATCGCTGGCTTTAGATAAATTAGCCCAACGCTCTAGAATTGTATTGGCTGTACCGCTAATTGCACCGTCTTCATCAACGACTACAAGGTGCAATTCATCCTTAAGATTTGCGTTTCCAGTTGTTGTTGCGGCATAGTTAGATGTGTTTGGTGCGCGATCAAAGTATGAGGCATATGCCCAGCTTGAGAATGACGATCCATTAGCACATACAGAAACTTTAAGGGAATTACCAATAGATCCTGGGAAACGTGCGCTAAATTGGACCAACGTGTTCGCGCCAGTATATTGGTTATTAAAGTAATCTTCGTCATTAGAAATCGTAACGAAGTGGCTGGTATTGGAAACTGCGTTGTTTGAGCAGTTGGCGCCAACTGTTGAATTAACTACACGCACCACACGAAGATCATTTCCATACGCTAAGAAATTTGCTGCGGAAATAAATGTGGTTGCTGTGTTTAAATCTGGCTCAAAAAACTGTTGAACCAAATCTGATTCGCTAGAAACTTGAATTACAGTGTTTGCTGGACCCCAACGAAAAACTCCAACCGTTGCGCCAGTTGATGTTCCAACCTGTGGAACAGTTGTTGTTTGATCAATTTCAGAAGTATTCACTCCTGGGGAAACTAAAAATGCCATGGTTTTACTCCTGTCTGGGAGAAATAGAAATTCTACGGTTTATTTAGTAAATTGGGTTTTTTAACGATCGACAACTTTCCAAACAGACCCACCAGACACAAAATCATAGTCTCGACTATCAACTTCAATATGCCCAGCTAGGGGCATTGGTAATGAATCTTCTTCTATTTGCCTCATTTGATCTTCATATAACCGTTCTTTTAGATTTGTATTGGTTAAATCTGCGAAAAATGATTGGTTGGTGATCCAAGAAAAGAGCACAAGGCACATAACCAAATCGTCATGACTGCCTTCTTCAGCCTCAAAACTTGAACCCCTGGCAATAAACGTCGATAACTCAGCGATTGTGTCAAAATCTTGTATTATAAGTTTTTCTTGCTCAATTAAACTCTTTAAGATTGAACATCCTAATCTCTTAACGGATTTGGTAGTGCGAATTCCGCGATTAGATTTTGTTCCATAACCCCAAGTTAGTGCAATTTTATTCTTTAATTCGACTGTTGACAGTATGTTCTCATACTCATAATCTTCAAACAATGTATCAACCACCTGTTGTCCATTATCATTAATTTCTACAAGCGCATAGGCTTGATTGTAATAGTCCCCAATCTTTTTAATAATTGATGGGTAAATTAATGGGCTTATATTATTATCTTTATAAGTCGCTACAACTTTATATGGAAGAGAGCAATCGATTACCAAACATGCTGAGTAATCTAATCCCTTGCCACGAGAAGTATCAGCAACTATAACGTAACTGTGTTCTTTTTTAGGCTGTTCATAAATTTTAATTCCATTATCAGATGTATGTAATGGTTTGACGAAGGCTAGAGATTTGAGGGCTGCAGCCGACAAAAGAGTTCCAGCGGAACCCATGAACTCACATTCCATTTCCTGCAAAAACTTTTCTTCACCGAGTATTCTTCTTTGATCGTCAGCCCATGCTTGATCACGACCTGGCACTTGACGCCAATTGGCTTCGATATGCTTAAATCCGTTTTGACCCTCAACAGCCTCCGTCCACATTCTATAATAATGGTTCATACCATTTGGTGTGGAAGAAATTAGAATCTTAGATTGCGTACCAGAAGAGATAGTTGGATAAACAGAGGTGAAGAATTCATCGGCAATATTACTTGGAACGAATGCGAACTCATCAAGATATAGTAGTGAAATAGAGTAACCACGAATTGCACTAGATGCCGTAGAAGTAGCCATTATACGACAATTATTTTCTAACTCAATGTCGCCCTTGTTCCAAACACGAACACCCTGCTGAAGCCAGAGAGGTAAAGATTCGTATGCAATTTTAATTCGATTTAAAATTTCACGAGCTGTTGGTGCTTTGTTAGCAAGAATCGCGACAAACTTATCTTCATTGAATAATATGTACCATAAGATATATCCGACAACCATCGTGGTCTTACCAACCTGACGACCTGCCTTTACAATTACTCGGCGATTATCATTGATGTCTTGAACTGCTTGCTTTTGAAATGGATATAAAGAAATCTGCACAAAGCCTTTATCAAGTGTAATGATCTTGACATAGTTTTCAATAAAGTAAACGGGATCTTTTGAACAACGAATAAACTCACGGATCTGATCTTCCGTAAGTTGCATTGGCATATTAACTCGTTTTAACTTAGGATTACCAAGATAATGTTTGAGTTTAGCTGTTATTTGATTCATTTTTTAGTTGCTTCAATAGTTCAGCAGTGCTTCCTACAAACACTGCTTTATCTACATTAATATTAGTTGGTCCCTGCTGCTCTGCCTTTTGAGGGTTCAATTCTTTTTGCTGCTTTTGCAAAATCATAAGTTTCTCTGTGACATCAGAGAGATTCTTAATCATATTTGCTGCTACTTCATATGCTCTTGGGTGCTGAGATTCTTTTGCAACTTCTAGAATACCATCGAGTGCTTCATTGCCTTTCTCAATGAGATTATAATAGTTTGCCCGCGAATAGTTTGCATCTGGATTATTTTCGTCAGATTGATGTATTGTTATTGGCTTATCCTCTTGAACTACAGGAATATAATCTGTGTTCAAGATCTCAGCCAAATTTTTATCAGTATCACTCATGTTATATCAGGGAAGTCCTGCACAGTTTCGTCAAATCCAAATGCAGTATTTGGTGTTGCTGTATTTGGAGTTGGTTGAACAGTCAATTTAGAAAGTTGAGCCTCATTTGTACCAAAGCTCGCAATATTGTATGATGCATTAGAAACAACACCAGTAATATATCTTCCTGTCTTTATGATACCATTAACATCTGTCACA